TTAACACCAGTTGAACCAGATGCACCTGCGAAGGATGCGATTGGTTCATCAAACATTGCCTCAAGACCTGCTTGATTATCATATCTTGAACGGAATGCAAAGATAAGACCAGTTGGAGCAGTCATTGGCTGAACGCTTGCAACGTCATAAGCAACGACGTTAGGCATTGCACGACGAACAAGGCTGATAAGAATCGGATCATAACCAGCAAGAGCTGATGTTGAAGCACCACCCTGACTTACTTGACCAGTTGCAAAATTACCACCAATTGCATTTACTGGAGCTTCGGTTAGGAAATCTTGTGCATTTTCTCTAAGAGCCTTCTTTTGATTTTCAAGAATGACGGCGGTATTACGTCTACGATGAATGTCAGTGATCTTGTCGAGTTCTGGGTGATCAATGACGGGGGACCACTTCTCAAGAAGTTGGTCATATGGGGTTAAACCATTAAAATCCATTTTACTATCTCCTATTTTCTTTTAATTATTTGGTTGCCTTGAGGTGTTTACTGATTGAGTTTACATAAATGTTCATATCATCATTAACCAATGGTTTTGATGATACTACTTCTTCAGTCAATGTTTGTTTATTTTGAGCATTATTACCAAAGTATGATTCCTTGATAATTTTTACTTTTTCCTTGAATTGATCTACTGAACCAAATTCAATAGATTCTGTCAAAGATGATAATTTTTCTACTTCTGTATCTGCAAGATCTGATGACATTTCCATAAATGCAGCAGCACATTCATTGACAAGGTTCTTTTCTTGAAGTTCCATGTTTTGTTTCATCAGAGCATTAAGATTTTCTTCAAGTTGACGATTTTCGGCAAACAGTTCATCTACTAGATCAACCTTCTCTTCAGGAATTTGAACATAGCTATTCTCAAATAGTTCTTTCAGACCATGAAGGAAATTTTCTGCGATCTCAGTACGGAAACCTTGCTCGACTTGAAGACGATTTTCTTCCATCCACTCATTTATTACATAACCTAAGTAGCCATCTACTTGTTCAGTTAAAGTTGAAGCAACAGCATTAACCTGTTCTTGAATTACTTCTTCAGAAGCTTGTAGAATCGCTTTTTCGATTATTGAAATTTTTTCATTAAGAGCTGCTTCAAAAATAGTTGCAGCCTTTGCCTTAAATTCATCAGAAAGTTCTTGACCTTCAAATAAAGCATCAACATAATCAGTAATATCTAATTGAACTGATTCTTTTTGTTCTTCCATTTCACCATCTGATTCTTCTGTGGTGTTCTTGGTTGTCATACCAGCACCTTGAGGTGAAAGAGAAGCCATATTCATTTTTGCTTGTATATCTTTTGCTAATGGTTTAGCAAACATAGGAGTAACGCCATTTGCGGCGAAAGTTCCTTTTCCTGTCGCATCTTGTACATCTTGACCTTGATTCATAATTTTCTCCGTAGTATTATTATTTATAATATTTTATTCTTGACAACGATATGTAACATTTATGTTGGAAATTTGACATTAGTCAATCTACTTCGTATAGGTGTTAAATTTCCCGTTTTAGGATTTTTAAGTAAATAATTACTTAAATATGGATTGCTACTTAAATCATATTCAGCATTAACATTTTTTAAAATGTTTCTTGCATTTAACAGTTTTGTTGCTGCGTGTCTTTGTTCAGCACTAGATAAATTCGAAATATCCGCACCAGATCCAGCAATTACATCTTGAGCTTCACTAGCAGCTTTTGCTAATAATCTTGCCTGATGACTTAGACTAAATGTTGTACTTGGATTATATTGAGATATTGATTTAAATTCACCAGATGGTAAATTTTGTAAATTACTTTGAATGGCTCCACTCATTCTTCGTATTGCCATACCACCCTTTAAAACATCGGCTCCAGATATATTTAAACTTGGAATATTTCCTCTTTTTGATGGAATGCCAACACCAGGTGTTAACATTGCCTTAATACCAATTTTTCCTATTGCACCTAATACTGGCTTATATCCGGCTATTATACCCCTTTTAATAGATCCGGTTATTTTATCCATAGTGGTTGGATTTTGCATTCTATTTAAAATATCGCCAGCTGATTGTGGACCAGTAATTCTAGATCTTATATTACGTCCAAGCTTCATCAAACCACTATTTTTTCCAAAAAAAGATGGCATTGTCTTGTCTAAACGAAATGTTCGTGTTAATGAAGGTTGAAGTGTTGGTCTTATTTGTGTTGCATTTTGCATGAAAGGCAAATTTACGTCATATATGCCTTCCATGATATCATTTCTTACTTTACAATAAATAGCATATCTAGCATTTCTGCTAGATATGCTTGATAAATTATTTGAATCTTTATTCATAGTTTTCTCAAGAAATTTTCAAACATTTTTATGGCTTTTTTTTCCATATCTTTTTTGCATGGTTTCTTTAATTCTTTTTTCATTTCTGAGAGTTCTTTTTCTTTCAAAAAACCATTGTCCCAAATCCATTCTTTACCTTCTAAAATACCATTTACGAATGCATCTGGTGCAGATGGATCAGCAACAATATCAATCGCACTTAATGTAAAATCTGGTTGAACTTCATTAATTTCATTTACTCTTTTAAGTGTACCCATACCTCTTGATGAAACACCAAGTAAAGCACCTTCATCAATGAGTGATTTCACAATCTTACCCATCGGAGTATCTAAAATTTTTGCTTTTCCCATAAAATTATTTCCATCTTGATTTAATTCTACAATCATGTGAGAAACACGATCAAGATTTACAGATGGACCTGATGGGTGATTTAATTCACCAAGAGAACGCTTCTTTAGAACACATTCTTTGACATATCTTCTACATTCATTTTCAAGAATATTGATGCTATATTTTCTTCCATTACGATTCACAGTCTCACCCTGCATCATAATACCTTCAATGTAATAATTTTTACCATTGTCGGTAGCCTCAACAAGAGTCTTTACATTTTCAATTGTTTCTGTGATTAATTTCATGAAATGCCTTATTTTTTATATTTTTTATGTTTCTTTCCACATGATTCACAAGTTTCTTCCATATCTTCACTTTCTTCTTCGTCTTCGCTATCTTCCTCATCTTCCATATCGTCTTCTTTTTCTTCTTCAGAAAGAAGTTCTTCTGCGATTTCTGCTATTTCTTCTTCAGTCAATTCTTCACCTAATTCAGTTTCAATTTCTTCTACTATTGCTGTTAATTCATTTAAAAAATCTTCATTAACATCTTCGTCATCTTCGTCATCTGCTTCATCTGCGGCAAATTTCATAGATTCTTCTGTATTACCATTATTATTTAAATCTAAAAAATCAGGTTTAGGTTCGTTAGAATCTTCTTCTTTATTCTTCTTCTTTTCTTCGTAAATTTCTAATTCTTCCTTAGTCATGAAAACAGTTGGTGCATATTCTTCAAGACTTTCTTCTAATCTTTGACCAAGTTTTGCATATAGACGTTCATTCAAAACATCTTTTGCTTGAGTCAATTTATTTTCAAGTATAAGGGGTAAAAGATCATTAAATTTGTTCATTTTGGCTCCTAGATTTATTTCTATTATTATTTATTTTTTTGTATTTTTCAGACACTACATTCAATAAATTATTTATTGTTTTTGTATCTTTAAGTAAATTTTTAATGCTTTTTGTATCATTATTGGCAAATTTTTTCACTATTTCAAATTGACCAGGATTTATATTTACTTTACTTCTATCTCTAAAAAAAATTGTTATTGGTACTTTAAGTGGCTTTTTTTCTTTGAAAAGCTTTGTAATTCTTTCCTTTTCATGATAATAATATATCATTGAGAAGGTTCCTGTTCTTGTGGCGGACCTTGCATAAGCTGCTGTTGTGCTTGTGCTTGAGCCGCTATTGCTTGTTCTTGGGATATTTCAGCATCTATTTCACGCATAGTCTCATCACTCTGTCGTAAAATATGCTTACGAATATACTTGGATGAGAAATATTTTCCTTCATATGATGCTAGAACATTTAACATATCAACTTTTTCTCTCAAAAGTTCATTTTCTTTCAACTCTGTGAAATATGAATCCTTTGTATAATAGAAATTGATATCTTGATATATCTTTTCCCAATCATTTAAAGTACATATACCTTTAAGAATAAGTTGCTTTTTCAAAAGATCAAGGAATAATAAAGAAAATCTTGCTCTTAATCGTTCAATAAATTTATAAAATTTTACTTCATCTCGACTTATTTCTGAAGTTCTACCCATATTAAAACCAGTAGTAGTCTCAAGTCTTGAAATAGGAACATTCAATGCTCTATACAATTTTCTTTGAAGATAATCAACATCTTCCATTTGGCCTAGATTTTGGCCACCATCAAGTGTAGAAATTTCAGTACCTCGACCACCATCTCGTCTAGGAATCCAATAATCTTCTAACATAGTAAGATGAGCACGATCATCTTTTACTTCACCAGTTTTTTGATCATAAACGAGTCGATTTCGATATCGATTCATTAATTCACGCATATATTGTTCAGCTTTATTCTTTGGAAGATTTCCTACATCAATATAAAATATGCGTCGTTCTGGTGCTCTTGTCATTCTATAGATGACTACGGCATCCTCAATCTGACGCAACATATTTAAAGGTCGAATAGCCTTGTGTAAATAACCTATAACACGTTTTGTGTTCATATCAATAAGGCCAGAGTGTACGTAAGAAATCGAGTCTAATGCGATTTTAAGACCAGATGATGATGTCTGCATGATCGAATCTGCATCTAGATCTGTGTATAGAAAATATTCTTCAACGTTTTTAATAACATTTGTTTGAATATTATTAATTACCTTAATTTCTTTTTCTACTTTTCTTACTTTCTTAATCTTAAGAGGATCAATAAGTCTTAATTCTTGTATGCCTTTTTCTGGTCTTGTTATATCAATTATTGCGTGATAATATAATCTTCCATCAATATACCATTTTCTAAAGATTTCATGACCATTATGATTAAACTTCACAAGTTTAAGAATATTTTTAAATTCTTTTTGAATTTTTTCTTTGATTTGGCTTGATAATCCATCCACATTAGATAAATCTAAAAATAATGCATTGTTATCTTCATCAAAAACAATCGATTCATTAATTATATCTTCGATTGCCATATCCACTTCTGGGTATAATGACATTGATCTATAATGAGATAATTGAGTATTATCATCACGAATAGATCCACCAAAGTCATAGACTGTAGAAAAGAATCCACCAGATTCAGCAGTTATTGTTCCATCATAATCATCTGGAGCCGAAAAAGCTGGTAAATTACTTACTTCTTGTGTTATAGGAGATACATCAGTATCTTTATTCTTACCAAATAAAAAACCAAAAAAATTGTTTGCCATGATACTATTTATGGGTAAAATGTTGCATAATCGTATGTTAATGTTAGTGTAAATTCAGCAAATACGTCAGTAACATCTTCGGTTAATTCTATAGGTGAAATATCAATTGGAAATACATTATTTAAAGAGCATATTTTTGTATATCTTGAATCAGATTTTCTTCCCTTGATATCATCATATTGAACAGTCCATTCTGATGCATATGCTTTGTAATTCATACTCTTATGTTCACCATCATTAATATAATCAATCCATTTTTGAAATATTGTTCTTAAATCTTCATTATCTAACGAGGAAGTATAAACTTGAATCGGCCAATCCGCTGCTGCTCTTTCAGCAGGAAATTTGATTGGTCTACCTCTATAATTTAGATTTACAAGACCAACACTTGATCCTGGAAATTGACTTGCTTTGCAATAAATCTCAAGTGACTTGTTTAAGCCACTTGAGGATAAATTTGGTATTGCTGGTAATAAACCAGTGATTTTAAATCTATTGGCTTTTACACCAACAAAGGATTTTCTAAACGTATCTATTCCCATTAAATATATTCCCAGTAATCATATGTAAGAGTCAAAGTAAACTCTGCAAATGTATCTGATGTATCGTAGCTTAAATCAATTGGAGAAATATCGATTGGAAAACAATGTACTAATTTAACCTTACGCTGATAATTTGATGGAGATGTAGAAGTTGATGTACCAATCGCCATATCCATATAATGTACTTCCCAATCAGAAGTTAAATCATAATTAATTTGATGTGATTCTCTGGTATCCATTGAATCAATCCAATTTTCCATAAGCTGACGAATGTTTGATGCGCTTGAATCATATACCTGAACTGCCCAGTCTGTATAAGTTCTTTCACCAGAGAACTTAATAGGTCTTCCCTTATAACCAACAGGTATAACTCCTATGCTTGAGCCAGGAAATGATGAGGCTCTAGCATAGATGTTAAAGGCTTGAATATTTCCAGCAGCAGGTGATTTGCCTATAATCTGAAATCTATTCGCTCTTACACCTTTAAATTGTGATCTAAAATTGTTTAAACTCATTGTTGTTTCCTATTTTAGAGTATTGAACTTAAATCTTTATTTGTGAGAGTTAGTCTTACGAAATTAATTGATGGAATCGGTTTGACTAAAACATCCGCAACGAAATTCTTGGCCTCAATAATTTCAGCCGTATTATTAGTTTCATCACAAATAATCTTATATTCAGATATACCTCTTGCTGCTTGTACTTCTCTCAGTACGCTGTCGGCAGCAGAAACAAAACTTGATCTTGTTACTTCATCATTCTGTTCAAACAAAACGCCTCTGGCGATTGGTCCAAGACTTCTCTTAAGATATATGAATAATCTACAAACGTTAATAGACCCAAGTGTTGAAGTTCCAGTATAAAGTGATTTATCACCAAATAAAAGTGTACCTTCACCAGGAACATTGAATACTGGATTTACTTTATTAGCATATAGACCACCTTTATCGGCTTCATTCAAAATCTTAGTAAGACCAGCAACATTATTAATTCTACCTCTTCTTGCTCCTGCTGGAGAGAACCAAGGATATGAATCTCTATCTGTTCTAACTATACATCCAGCAACATCTGGTGCTAATGATGATATAATCAAATTAGTCGGATCACCAGCGGCATTAAAATGTTTCTTTTCACCATAAACAGCACAAGTATTTTCACCATATGTTGATGATGGAGCTGTAACTGATAAAGGTGCGGTGCTAGATGGAACACCTAAAACACCAAAAACAGGCAATGGACCAGAGGCTCTTGCATTTACAACATTATTTACAAATGTTTGATATGATGCAGACGTACCACCTTGGAATACAACATCAAAATCTAATTGATAAAAATCTCCAGACCCACCAGAATCTTGCCAAGACACATAACATGGACCACCATATTGGAGGAAATTATGTACGTGATACCACTCATCAGTCCAACCAGTAGCTCCATTAGTTGCAAGATGAACAGCAGCTAATGTTGCTCCATTAGTAGCCGAAAATCCTGGATAATATGTATTATAATAATTTGTTAACCTATTAAACCAATCATTTAAATTTTCAACATAGTAATATCCTTGTGCCAACTCTGCTGCATCATAAGTAAATAATTTCATTGAAAATGTACCACCTTGGCCTAACATTGCGCCAATAGCAGGTGATGTCAATTCAGATGTAGATCTGGTGAGTGACTCGTCAAGAATTCTTACAGTTACTCCTGGGTAGCTGCTCATATTTTTCTCCTATTATTAAATATATATTTTTTTACATATTTTCACTAGAAAATCCAGAATTGTGTGGCTATTTTATTATTCTTGTCGTTTCGATCAAACCATACGTCGTTGTTTGAAACTTCACCTATCTCACCTCTACCATCCTCTATAAATCCAAACGGAACAATTTCAGCCTCTATTTTTTCAATTTCATCATTAAACATTTCCACACGAATATCTTTATTTGTAAGTGTTTCAAAAAAATCCTGACGTGTAGCCCATGAAAATAATACTAAACACATAACCAAGTCATCTGTATGGCCGTCATCTGCTCTAAAGGAAACTCCGTCCGCTATAAATGTTGTTAATTCATCAATAGTATCAGAATCATCTACAACCATCTTATCCTGTTCGATAAGATTCTTTAAAATTGCACAACCAAGTTTCTTAACGGGATTTGTTGTTCTAACTCCAAGTAGTAGTCTATTACCACCACCAATTTCAGTTATAGTTTGACCCTTTGTTCCTTTAAAATTTGATTTTATAAGATTTTCATATTCTAGATCATTATGAAGAATATCAGCAACCTGAGATCCAATATCATTTACTTCAACCAAAACATAGGCATTGTTATATTTCTTTCCTACGGCTCGTATATATGATGGAAGAAGAAGAGGAGATACCACATTGCTCTTAAATCTTGCTACAATTCGATATGGCATGGTAGTTATATCAAATACTACAAATGCGCTATTATCTTTCCCTTGACCTCTGGCGACATCTACCGTGATAAAATATTGATGATCTTGGTTTTCTTTTTCATCAGTTCCCTTTATTGGTTCTTGGTATACAACTAATCCTTCACCATTTTTATGTCTCGGTTTTCCATAGCTTAATTGATTTAATTTATTTGCATCAATAAGGGTATTTGCAGAACCAACAAATGAGCAATTATATTCAGCATCAAATTGTCGTTCAGATGTATTTTTTATTTGTTGTTCTTTCCATACATCATCTCGTAATGGACCACCTGGATATTGAGGAACATCTCTCCAACTTACTTCAAATGGAACATATTCACTTTGTTTGGAAATAGCTGCTTTCCACAATTGATAATACATATTCAAACCTTTTGGGGTTGAAATTATTATCATTTGTGTACTCTGACCTGCTGTAATCGTTGGGTATACTGATGAAAAGAATTCTTCAGCAACTGTTGTAGGTACGAATGCAAATTCATCAAGAAAAATGCAATTGTGTACTAATATATTATTAGCAAAGAATGAATGAGTATCTGTTACTTCAAGTAAATCATAAACATGAGAATCATCATCATTAATAATATCGACTAAATGTAATATATTATTGCTACTAATGACCTCATGATTTTTATTTAATTTTTTAGCTTCAATGAAGCCATCATTAGTTGCTATTTTATGATCTTCTGTACAAATTAATTCGGAATTATTATCAAATACTAACTTTATTGTTGCTCTATTATGTGTTTTTGAGATTCCTCTAAAACTTTTAAATCCGTCTGCTGTGAGAACTTCCCATCTATTAGTTTCTTTCCTTTGTTCCACGGACCACCATTTTTTTGTATCCGTAATAAAGCTGCTTGGCGCATTTTTTCTTTTGCTTCTGGTGATCGTTTCATTCCGCGATGTGTTAATGCTGTCTTTTTGATTTTTTCTGGATTCTTGTTTATTTTGTCCGAGTGTTCTTTTGTTTTCCTTTTCCCTGTCAATATCTTTGAAATTTTTTCCCCAAAGCCCTTGGGTTTTTTGATTCCGATCAAACGACCAGTATTCGAATTGCTTATTTTCTGGCGAGCTTCCTGTGAAATTATTTTTCCTTTGTTTGACTTGGATATTTTTTTCTTTGTTTCTTCTGAATGTTTTGATCCCAGACGCATAATTCTTCTCGCTTCTGAATAATTGATTTTCGCTTCCATTATAGCTGATGGAGACATTTTCACATATTTGCCCTGTCTCCCATTCACCATTCGATAATAAGCATGGCACATTTTTGCTTTTTCTATCCCGGTCAAAAAATGAGGTAAAAGGCGATGTGCCAATAAATGTTCTCTTATAGTTAATTGAACAAGATTGTCTTTCGTATTTGTCCCACCCAGAGATTGTGGAATTATATGGTGTTTTTCTGACTCCTGTAATATATCTGTTCTCTTTTTCGCTTTCTCCATCAGAGAAAAATACCATTTCTTGTATTTGTTTTCCGTCATTATCATCAAAATATTTATAATAATCAGTATTTCTAGACGAATTAGAATAAAAATCTTCTATGGAAATATTATAAATTTCGCCAGTCAAATTATCTTTTATTGTTATTATGCTTGTTCCAGAAATACAATTATATGAACCACCGCGAACAGCCGATGATGACGTAGCCGCTGCGACTATTTTAGATCCATTTTCTAAAACAATGGATCCTTTATTCCATTCAACTATTCCTTGTTGTAACCAAGATGGCAAATGTTCATATGACTCACGTATTCTTGCTAAAATATCTCTGGCTGTATTTAATTTATTAGCTAGAATACAAACATTCATATTTTGATTAAATAAGACTTTGTGTAGTAAATAACAACATCCAACAGTAGTTGTTTTTCCTGCTTGTCTAGAAAGTTTTCCAATAACAAATCTATTTTTTTCTAATGTTCGTATTAATTTTTCTTGATAATCATAAAGATCAAAATTTGATATGCCATGATCTAATGTTACAACTTTAACATAATTTCTTCCAAAGTATACAGGATCATTCGCACATTTAACATATTCTTCAACCTGTTGTTTAGTAAAATCAATCTTAACACCAATTGGTTTTAGATTGGCGTTTCCCAAATAACCTGGTTTTTTCTGATATTCTTTAGGCATTATCTATCTGCTTATTTTGTGATCTAGATTTATTAATTAAATTTTGTAATTCAGTTGTAGATCCAACATATATTGAATTGTTTGTAATATTTGTTACTTTTTCTTTTTGAATATTTTCTGATTTTTCATGAACAGTCATAAGATCTTTATTCATATCAGATAATGTTTTAAGTAAAAGTGCAGCAACTTCATAGGCTCTTGGTGAATCACTTGCAGAAGCGACTTTCATAATGCCATCAAGAGCATCCATACCATTATTGATGAGTTCTTTCATATTTGTTCTGGCTGAGTTAAAATCAGCCTCAAGAACTTCTTCTTTGGATCTTTTAATTTCCTTTATAACCTGAATATCTTTCTTTTCAGGTGCTTTATCAAATGTGGTATCTAAAGCTTTTGATATATTTTCAAATGGATCTTTTGACATAATTAAACACCATCATAATAAGTAATACTCCCTGTTGATGCGATTCCTGTGTATCCAGGACTATAAACAAGATTAGTTGGATTTGATTCCATTGTCATACCATTGTAAATATTTACAAGAGCATTCTCAATAATGCCACCAGCATCTCTTCGAATATTTCCATAAACATATGTTTTCATGGTAAAATTAAATACACTAGTAACACTTCTTCTTGTACTAAAATCACCTTCATAATCTTCAGATGTACTCACATCATTTAATACAATCGGAACATCAACTTTTTCATTTAAAGAATTATAATTAATAGTAACTGTAAAATCTGGAGCAAAATATGGTATTACTTGTTCTATTATCTGTAGATTATCTTCAAGATTTCGTGTAAATGAATATAAATTTAAGTTAATATTATATGGAATTTCAATAAATGTGCTTTCATTATATGAAGCAGTAGAATTTCTTTTCTTAAATATTCTATTCAATTTTCTAGTTGGATCATATAAAATATTAATAATTTCAAAACCCATTTTTGGAAATGTTGATTGAATATGTGTGTTATCAGTAACACCTGTCTCAGTAGTTAGTCTATAAATAAACTTTTCTTTTGGTCCATAAAGTATAGGAACTTTGATTCTATTTGTAATATTATCATTGCTATCCTTTCTCAGAATAGTTATTTGATTGAATAAAGTACCAAAAGCAACTATGTTTTTACGAATAGTTTCATTATAGAATGATACATTTTCTCCAAACATTAGTATTTCCCTTCACTGAACGGATCAACATCTGTAAAGTCAAATAGATCCTTTTTTGCTCTTTCTATATCGAAATCAACATTATCACCATCACTTCTATCCTTAACAGGATCAGTTGGAATAATTGTTGATGTAATTGATCTATCGAATCCGGTATATCCAGCATTTGATAATGCACCAGTTAGTGTTAGACCATTCACATAAGTACCAAATTCATCGAATACGTACATATATGAATAACTGAAACCCTTCGTAAATTGTTGAACTGTTGCTGTATATCCAGAATGATTTACATATTCACCAGGTAGATAATTTCCACCCTGAATACCTTTGAGTAATATCCTTGAAACAAAAGATTTTCTATCTTTCGTAGCATTATCAAGAATATCAATTCCAGTATCGAATTCTTCGTGTGAATACACAAATGCCTCAAGAGTTAAAGTATATGTGGTTAATGCACCAAGTTGATAAAATGGAATTTCGTCTTCCATTTTATTGATTTCAAATATTGTTCCAGAGTATGGAAAATAAATTAAATCACCTTCTCTTGGTCTTATGATTTCAGAATCTTTGGCATATATTTCTTGACGAAATCTTGTTTTTGAAACCTGAATTGTCATTCTATCTGTAATTAAAACACCAAATTTGCTTATAACATCAGCCTGTCCATCAAACGAGAGAACAGTTTGAACATAACATTCAAGAGTATATGCTTTTGTAAATTTGGATTGAATATCTTCACCAAGAATATTATCTAATTTAAAATATTCTCTTGGAATATACAAAATATCTACACCAGTGACCTTTATAGTCTCTATGGTAAGATCATCAATTAATTTTTGATCTAATTTTGAATATTTGAAGAATGGATTTGTTGCCATTTTATCCCATGAAGAAATTTACTGGATATTCGTATGACGTTAAGAATTCATTTTCAATAGATAATATTTCACTTACGGCTTCAGCATATATCTGACCGCCTTTCATAACTATACCACCTGGAAGTTGAACTCCATCATACTTTGCCATATTTGCACCCCACTGACGCTTTATGAGTGCTGTTAAATATTTTTTTA